GCGTTCGGGTCTGCTGAGTGGTAGGCGTTAATCACCTCTTCATCCAGGTTAGCGAATAACTCTGACCAGACAGCGATCGCCAGTCCGTCAGGGGTTTCTGGCGACAGGTTCCAGCCGCTGTCTATCCCGAGGTATTTTTCAGTCACCTCGTCTTTGTATTCCTGAAGGGTCGTTCCCGTCGCGCCGTGTTTCGTTATTTCAGCCATTAGAGATCCTTGTCGTACAGGAATTCGAACTGTTCGTTGTTGATGTCGGTCAGCGTGGCCCTAATCGTGAACGTACGTTTTCTGGTGTCGCTGTCCATATCAAACGTGTTGATCGCCAGCACGCCCTTAGTGGAAAGGATGCGCTGTTTTATGTTGGCCTCAGCGATATCGCGGGAGGACTTACCGAGAATGCTCTGAAACCACGGCGTACCATCAGTGGCATCGAGAAAATACTCCCCCAAAAAAAGACGAAGCCTGCAAATGCAGGCCTGTCTGGTTTCTTCTTTTCCGGTAACGAAGTGATCGCCACTTGTCACAATATCGCCGTCTGAGAAATTACGGATCACGTATTCCTCCTACCACCAGCGAACGGCGTTGATAAACTGAGCGATACCATAAAGAATCAGACACAATGCCGCTGACTTAATCACCAGCGCGGTGGCGATGCCTATTTCTCTCGTTACGGGTGCTTCAAGTTCAAGTCCATTTTTCATGGTAAACCTCATGAGAATTCGTTTATAATTCACACACAATTACTCCTTGTTAATTGTCCACATGTAGAAATGAAAAACCCCTGACGTTGGCGCGTTCAGGGGTTTTGTTTTTTCTGTATCTATTGTGTCACTTTATTCAGGGCCGTCTGTTTTGCTTCCCCCAGAAGCCACGCCACCGTGTTTATGCGTTGAGCCGATATTCTTCCCGTTGTGCTGAAGCCCACCAGAGGACAGCGAGAGTGTTTGCCCTCCGGCGCTAAGGTTTATACCGTCATCAGTCAGATGAAGCCGCACAGAGCCGCTAGCGTTGCTCATGCCGATACCGTCAGTGGGTAAGCCTGAAATACTGGTGGCGCGTGAGCGGTAGCCTGGGGCAAAGAAAGCATCGGTCGCATCGAACATACGCGCATCAAGGGGACGCACAGGCCCGCCCTGCTCAATCCAGTAATCAACAGAGCGCTGGGAAAAATGAATCAGTCCTTCGGTCCCTTCAGGTAGTTCGTGAAAAACAGACCACTGAGCAGACCCTGAAAACTGAACCGGTGCATGTCTGATCTCAGGGAGAGTATTAAACACCCCCTCGCCCTCATGCCTCTGAATACCCACTTCAACAGTTGCACGCTGCAAATCGGGATCATATCCCGTCACTTTACCAGGCAAGCAAAACATCAGATCCCATAAAAGTTGTGGCCTGAGTTGCAACAACGTTGTGAGAAAGGGGTTTGTGTCCTTCATATCAACTTCCTCGCCACAAACAGATTGCGGTCGTTTTCCAGGTATTCCCCCAGAGCGATCCTTCGTGAGTTGTTCTGAGGATGGTGAATTTTCCTGTTCTGCGCTGTTTTTCAGCCAGGTTCTGGAGGTCAGAGAAATAGGCAAGGCTGAAATTCAGGGTCCAGAAACGAGAGGTAACATTCATCACGTCCGCTGGCTGAAGCTGATAGTTCAGCTTTACGTCAACCTCAAGCGAACTCGCATACCAGCGCGGGGCACCCTCCATACCACTCAGCGCTGAAATGTCATGCTCCACCCATTCCCGCGCAGCACCCTCGCGAATAATGATTGTGCGCGTGGGGGTATGGAGCCACCAGAATCGGAAAAATTGTTTCAGCTCGTCCAGAAGAACGCGGCAAAGTTTTCCACCAGCGTTGCGGCCCCTGATCAGCACTGGAAGATCTGAGAAGTCACCGACAAACTCCACGGGTGCCCTCAGCCCTTCGGCAATATCCCTGATGACTTCCTGATAAGGCGTGTTATCACCCCATGTTTTATAGGATGAGGCATCCCACTCAGTAGACGTTGCAGTACAGTAGAGTTTTATGCAGGTGCTTACGCCATCCTTTGCCACCTGGACATTATTGATTCGCCCCGTAAATATCAGGCCGATATCATCACCATAACCAGCTTTAAGGGTGACTGTTCCATAATTGTTTTTTGCATCATCCCGCAGCTGTATCAGTTCACGCGCTCGTGATGAAATGCCAAATATGGTAATTCCCGCTGTCGCATTCGCATGCTGCGGAAAATTATCAATCAGAAAGCGCGTTTCAATAGGCGGGGCATAGGTCAGCACTTCTCCGCTGGTGGTGGTGATTTCAAGCAGGTAATTTCTGTCAAACAATCTGCTCATGAGAAACCCATTCAAGTTTATTATCGCGGCCCAGGTTACTGACTGTAGGGCTTTCACCTCTCAGGTATAACGCGCCAATGTCAGTATTCAGGCCAGCCAGCAAATTAACGTCAGGATGCAGCGCACGCCCAAGAGCTACCGGCTCGCCGTTTTCCAGAATATCCACGCAGAAGTATTCAAAACGGGTAAGCCAGCGGAGACGGAAAACAAGATAATGCGATCCGAGCTGAATACGAAAACGCTGGAATGCGTGACCACTGGATAGCGGAATGACGATCATGCTACCTCCACAATTTCGGTAATGACTTCCCCTCCGGAAAATTCACGCTGCCCCTGCGTGGTAACACTGTCCCCCCATGGCAAATTGGCGTTAGTTTCTTCAACCGTGTCGTGGATGATTGTTAGCTGCATCATATCCACGACGATGATCAAACCGCCTTCGGTCTCCTTATCGATCTCCGTTCTGGTGCTGGTTATGATGCAGTTTTTGTAAGACGCGCCCTTACTGGCTACCAAATCGAAGGTTTCGTGGTTTCGCTGGACGGTGCGCAACTGCTCCAAAAGGCTCTGCGATCGAGTGGTCCCCTGACTGTTCTGATATACCGCCAGCCCAACACTTGCCGCGATGCCTGAAAGCGCCGCTGTGCGCCCCGACATAAGCGATGCTGCCACCCCTGCTGTAAGCCCTCCACCGATATCAACAAGTGGCTGCGCCAGTTCCTCCTGTTGAGCGATCAAACCTCGAAACCAGTTATCGGAAACCCCTATTTCCATAGTGATATCAAGCGCACGAGTCACCGCGTTATCATGCGCAGTTTCAGCGGTTTCAAGCGGGAATTCACTTACGTCAGTACGCAGCTCGGTACTCTCTTTAAGCAGAGCATCAAAATAGAGGTTTCCGATCTGCGGCCTGTTACGCGTAAACAGTCCGGTAATTGCCATCAGAATTTATCCGTTGAGATTTGGGCCATTGCTTGCTGGGTAGCGTCAGAAACTTTTCCAAACACGATATCGCCAATCTCATCACCATTGGTGCCATTAGCGTTAACTACGATATTGTTATTTGTCGTGACAGTCGGTGAGCTGCCACGGTTCGATAAATCCGGGGATTTTGGAATGGTGTTAGCGGTCACGTTATATCCCGCAAGGGCATTCTTACCAGCAGAAGAATTCAAACCGGTCCATACCTGACCAAGCCCGTTTGCAGCGCCTGCAAAATTGCCATTACGGATATTCTCCCCCTGCCCTGCACGCCGGGCCAGCCATAATGCCACCCTGTCCTGATTCTCAGGCGAGAAGTCCATCGGGCCAAGCGCCCTGACAGCGTCATCCCATGACTGAGCTGTTATCTGATAGCGTCCCGCTGCGGATGTTCGTGATCCGTTATGATTAAAGTACTGCCGAGGGTGATCTTTATACCCGTCGAACTGCTTACCACCGAATAGTGTGTTATATCCATTGTTAGCATATTTATCTGTTCCTTCAGCCCTGGAGATAAGACTGAGAAATTCTTTGGCATTAGCATCCGGAGTTTGATCAGTTGCCGCATCAAACATCGAAGGATACATATTCATCGCACCGCCTAAATAACTGGACGAGTAGCCCGATAGCGTACCATTGATAGTGGCATTGTTTGCGGCAATAGGTTTGCCTGTATCGGCAAAAAGATTTTTCAACCAGCCTCTGAACTTAGCTCCATATTCTTCGGTAGGCTTCATTAATGTGTCATACCAGTCACCACTTGCAATCGAATCAATCCAACTCCTGTTATTCAGATAAAATTCATTCGATGTTGCGAGAAGCTCATTCAAGCTTTTAAGAAGCGGTCCACTTATTGATTTACTCAGATCGTCAAAATTGAGTTTGAGTAGCGCCAGTTGTTCCTGAAATTCTTGTGCAGAGCCTATCAAGTCACTGCTGGGCTGACGATAATTTTTAACGAACTCCTTCATTGCCTCCTGAAGGTCTGAAGAACCGCCTTCAAGTAACCTGGTAAGACCAGAATTATCCCCTTCACCGAGACCATCCCGAAGCCATCGCTTCTGGTCACTGTTCATTTTCGCGTATGCACCGGCAAGATAATTAATCGAATCTACACCAGATAAACTTTGAAAATAATCGGGATCAAAAATATCCCCGGCCCAGTAAGTCATTTCGTTAAGTCGTCCCTCTCTCGCATCCTGCTGCAAAGAAGTAACTTTCTGAACAATGTTGTAAGCACTATCGGCACCCGCACCGACACGTTCTAAAGCAAATTTAAGGAGATCTATTTGCGATATGGAGAATTGAGTGTTTCTGGCGAGCCTTGCCAGTTCGTTAGTTGTACCTGCAACACCGCGCGTAAGTGAGTCGAAAGTGGCGGCTACACCTGCCATAGCTCCAATTTGTAGTGCCGTCGACTTCAACCCGCTCAGCGCATCCATGCCCGTTCTGAAACTTTTCTTATCAACGTCCAAACCAAGCGAAACCAGAAGGCTGTCAATTACCTCTGAATTGTCTCTTGCCATGTTATCCCCATAAAAAAACCCGCATTTCAGCGGGTCTTGTTTTCAGCCTAATGTTTGTCGCCTGGCTCCTTCGAATAGGGCGTAAGCCAGCACGATACCTGCCGCAATTACTAGCCGTTTGATAAAAATTAAATGTGCCTCAGGATCATCCGTTTGACCGATGGCTGATATAAATCTATCAATTTTAGCAATTAGAAAACCTATAACCGCACCAGCCAATACACCAACGGGCCCGTGCGTCATAGCACCAATAACAGCACAGAAAAGAATGGTTACGTAGAACATTAATATCCCTATTAGCCACAAAAACAATAGGGTATTCAATGAACATTAAACGAGAGCTAAATATCTCCAGTCATTAACTATTTATCTGTTTGATCTGGCTTTTTCTGCTGCATCGAGAAGATCGTCCATAGCATCGTGCATCATTTGAACCTCTTCAATGGAGTACGTGCCATCTGTCATTTCGGACCAACGGGCCAGTGGCTGGCAAATATCTCCTACTCCCGTGCAGGGTCGCCAGAGGAACCAGTCGACTCTGGCGTCTTCTCCTTCGCCTGCGGATCGTGGTTTCCCTCGTTTTTGCTTAATTGCCAAAAAGGGCCGATGTTTTCCTTTAAAA